GATGTGTATAGCAAAGATGACAAGTGGATTCCTCATGACTATCCTAAAGAATTAAAAAGATTAAAAACAATATTTGATTGGAGAGATTATCCAGAAGAATTAAAAGAAAAGTGGTATGCGTACATTGATAGAGAGTTTACTCGTCGCGAAGAAGGCTATTGGTTTACCAATAAAGGTGTTAGCACTTATATCACTGGCACTCATTATATGTACTTGCAATGGTCCAAAATTGATGTTGGGAAGCCAGACTTTCGAGAAGCAAACAGATTATTCTTCTTATTCTGGGAGGCATGCAAGGCAGATAAGCGATGCTATGGAATTTGCTACCTTAAGAATAGACGGTCTGGATTTAGCTTCATGTCAAGTAGCGAGACAGTTAATCAAGCTACAATCTCTTCAGATGCTAGATTCGGAATCTTATCGAAGACTGGTAGCGATGCAAAGAAGATGTTTACGGACAAGGTCGTACCAATTTCAACCCACTACCCCTTTTTTTTCAAACCAATCCAGGATGGAATGGACCGTCCCAAAACAGAGTTGGCTTTCAGGGTACCAGCATCAAAGCTCACAAGAAAGTCCATCACCAGTGCAGCTAGCTCCAAGCCCGAAGCGCTCGAAGGGCTCGATACAACAATAGATTGGAAGAACACGGGTGATAACTCGTATGATGGTGAAAAGTTAAAATTACTTGTTCACGATGAATCTGGTAAATGGGAAAGACCAGATAATATATTAAACAATTGGAGAGTAACAAAAACAACCCTTAGATTAGGTAGTAGAATAATAGGAAAATGTATGATGGGATCTACATCAAATTCCTTAGCTAAAGGTGGTGATAACTTTAAAAAATTATACAATGCTTCAAACGTTACAAAACGAAATAGGAATGGACAAACAAGCTCTGGATTATATAGCTTATTCATACCTATGGAATGGAACTACGAAGGATTTATTGACGATCGCGGAATGCCTGTCTTTGAATCTGGAGATACTAGCCGTTGCGACAATTATGGAGAAACAATTGGAACAGGAGTTATTGAGCACTGGCAAAACGAAGCAGACGGTCTTAAAAGCGATCAAGACGCGTTAAACGAATTTTATCGTCAATTCCCGCGTACAGAAGAGCATGCGTTTAGAGACGAAACAAAAAATAGTATATTTAATTTACAGAAGATATACGAACAAATAGATTACAATAATGATTTAAAAAATTCAGGATTTGTATCTAAAGGTAATTTTCAATGGGAAAATGGTATAAAAGATAGCAAGGTTATATTTATGCCGGAATTAAAAGGAAGATTTAATATTTCTTGGATTCCGCCTGTACAGATGCAAAACATTGTAATTAATGAACGAGGAAGAAAAACTCCTGGAAATGAACACTTAGGGGCTTTTGGATGCGATAGTTACGATATATCCGGAACGACAGATGGTCAAGGATCTAAAGGAGCATTGCATGGTTTAACTAAGTTTAGCTTAGATGAAGCCCCTTCTAATAGTTTTTTCCTTGAATATGTATCAAGACCGCCAACAGCGGAAATGTTTTTTGAAGATGTATTAATGGCTTTAGTGTTTTATGGTATGCCATTATTAGCGGAAAATAATAAACCAAGACTTTTATATTATTTAAAAAGAAGAGGATATAGAGGATATTCTATGAACAGGCCAGACAAGAGTTACAATAAATTATCTGTAACAGAAAAAGAAGTAGGTGGAATTCCAAACTCTTCTGAAGATATTAGACAAGCACATGCAGCAGCTATTGAATCATATATAGATAGACATGTAGGTTTAAAAGAAGATAACAACTATGGAGATCTTTATTTTGACCGTACATTAAATGATTGGGCTTTGTTTGATATAAATAAAAGAACAAAATTTGATGCAGCAATAAGTTCAGGGCTAGCAATAATGGCTTGTAATAAAAACAAGTATGCACCTGCTGTATTTAAAACAACAAAAAAATTAGAATTTGAATTTAAAAAATACAATAATCAAGGAAATTTTTCAAAAATATTAAAATAAATGGCAAAGTCACACCCAACAGGATTATTCCCGAGTCAATCAGTATCTAATGCAGAGAAGTCAAGTTTAGAATATGGACAAAAGATAGGAAGAGCTATTGAATCAGAATGGTTTAAAAAAGATTCTGGTACTTCAAGGTATCAGTCTAATCGTGAAAATTTTCATAGATTAAGATTATATGCAAGAGGAGAGCAATCAATACAAAAGTATAAAGACGAGTTGTCAATTAATGGTGATTTATCTTATTTAAACTTAGACTGGAAGCCTGTACCTATTATTCCTAAGTTTGTAGATATTGTTGTTAATGGTATTGCAGAAAGAATGTATGATGTTAAAGCATATTCACAAGACCCTCATTCTACGCAAGCTAGAACAAATTATATGGAAAATATTCTTAGAGACATGAAAGCTAAAGAATACATAGATACTGTACAAGAAGTTTTAGGTGTTAACACATATAATACTGATCCAAAAAAATTACCTGTAGATGAAACAGAATTAAGTGTGCATATGCAGCTTGATTATAAACAAAGTATTGAAATAGCGCAAGAAGAAGCTTTAAGCAATGTGTTTGATTTAAATAAATATGAGCTTACAAAAAGAAGGTTAGATTATGATATAGCTGTTATAGGAATGGGGTGTGTTAAAAATGGATTTAATAAATCTGAAGGTATTACAATAAACTATGTTGACCCCTCTGATATAGTATATTCTTTTACAGAGTCACCTTATTTTGATGATTTGTATTATGTGGGAGAAATAAAAAAATTAAGTATAGTTGAATTAAAAAAGCAATTTCCAAATATAACAGAAGAAGAAATAAAAGCTATAGAAGATAATGGGCATGGATCTGGGAGTTTATTATATAATAAGTCTTATGGTGCTATAGATGGGGATGATGATGGATTTGTTTATGTATTGTATTTTGAATATAAAACTTATCAAAATCAAACCTACAAAGTTAAAGACACTGCAACAGGAGGTAAAAAAACAATTAAAAAAGATGATACTTTTAATCCTCCAGCAGATCAAAGAGCACGTTTTGAAAAAGTAAATAGAGCTATTGAAGTTTTATATTGTGGTGCAAAAATTATTGGAAGTGAGAACGTATTAGATTGGAAGCTTGCTGAGAATATGACTCGTCCTAAGTCAGACGTTACTAAAGTACAAATGTCATATAATATTGTAGCTCCTAGAATGTATAAAGGTAGATTAGAATCTTTAGTCAGTAGAATGACAACATTCGCAGATATGATTCAATTAACTCATTTAAAGCTACAACAAGTTTTATCAAGAATGGTTCCTGATGGAGTTTTTTTAGATGCTGATGGAATAGCAGAAGTTGATTTAGGAAACGGTACAAATTATAATCCTCAAGAAGCGCTAAATATGTTTTTTCAAACAGGTTCAGTTATTGGAAGATCAATGACACAAGATGGTGAATTTAATAATGCAAGAGTGCCAATTCAAGAATTGCAAAGCGGAAATGGAGGAGGAAAAATACAATCTTTAATTACTGCTTACAATTATTATTTGCAAAACTTAAGAGATGTTACAGGTTTGAATGAAGCTAGAGATGGGTCATTGCCTGATAAAAATGCTTTAGTTGGTTTGCAAAAACTAGCAGCGGCTAATTCCAATACTGCTACACGCCATGTTTTACAATCAGGGTTGTATTTAACTTTAAAAACAGCAGAAGCAATTAGCTTAAGAGTGTCAGATGTTTTAGAATATGCAAATACAAAAAATCAATTTGTAAACTCATTAGGTAGATTTAATGTAGCTAATTTAGAAGATGTTGCGGAATTACATTTACATGACTTCGGTGTGTTCTTAGAACTTTCTCCTGATGAAGAAGAAAAACAATTGCTTGAAAACAATATTCAAATGACTTTATCTAAAGATCAAATAAATTTAGAAGATGCTATAGATATAAGAGAAGTTAAAAATTTAAAATTAGCTAATCAGTTGTTAAAATTAAGACGCCGAAAAAAAATGGAAGAAGACCAAGCTATTGCTAGAAGAAATATAGAACTACAATCTAAATCTAACGCAGAAGCAGCTCAAGCAGCAGCTTCAGTTGATATGCAAAAAAATCAATTATCTACAGAAAACAAAGTAAAGTTATCTCAAGCACAAATAGAATTTGATATAAAAAAATTAGAAAGAGAGGCAGCTATTAAGAAAGAACTTATGCTTCATGAATTCCAATTAAACGTAAAGCTTAAAGAAATGGATTTACGAGTGATTAATGATAAAGATAAGTATCGTGAAGATAGAAAAGATGATAGAACAAAAATACAAGCTTCTCAGCAGTCTGAATTAATAGACCAAAGAAAAAATAACAAACCACCAAAAGATTTTGAATCTGCAGGATTTGATACTTTAGGAGGGTTTGGTTTAGAACAAT